ATACAACGAGGATGTGTTTTACAGTAGTTTAACACAAATTCATTTGGAAGCCAACAATCATCTTTGTCAAATTCTTTGCTCAAACTCAAAATTAAGTAGTTGGCATTTTTAGCGTCTAACCAGGACGTTAATAAAAAAATTGTTCGCAATGCCTGTGTTTCGGCCCAGCTGGTGTCATCATGAATTATTAAAGTTTTGTCCTCTCCAAAATTTTGCAATGAGATTAGTCCTGTATGACATCCTACATCAAATGGCACAGACTTCCAAGTTTGAGTATCAACTGTTTCTGCCGTATACCTTGTGTTTTTATGATCATCAAACACAGTAATTCGTTTCAAGGGTGGCACACCAATAATAAACAGATCTTTTTGCCAGTTATATTCCTGTTGCATGCCAATTAAGATTTGGCAAACACTATCAAAACTGTTGGCAATTCTAGAACAATTGTTGATTATGGGTATTTGTGCTCGGGCGCCTAGCAACCCCCAAAAACTATCTTGCGGATCAACACATACGCCAGGCGTGGTAAAACTGTCTCCTATTACCCAAAGTTTATTGTAATCTTTTAACAAGTTGTTTTTTCCTTAGTTCTATTTTAATTCGACTAGTTTCTTTGGCCTGCATTATAGTTACCAACGTTGCTAGTCTACCCCAACGAATTACAGCATCGTTTACATCTTTAACGTCAGCGGGCCACTCGGGCATACTTACTGCCCATCCTAATTCTACTGCACGGTCTACTAACCGCATGCCGGCTTCGTCCTGGTCTGGCACTACAACCACATCACGTCCTAGGCTACGTATCAGTCTGACCTGTGCATCATTGATCTCTGCGTGTAGCACAGCCAGTCCGTTGATGCTGAGTGCATCAAACACACCTTCTACTACAATTGCTGTTTGCCAGTTGGGCTTTTGCAAATCTGTGCCAAACACATAGCCTGGCTGTATATCTTGAATATATCTTGGCGCACGATCGTCCATAAATCTTGTAGTATGCCCTACCACTTGATTATTGTGGGTGAAAGGAATTACAACACCACGCCGAGGCATTGTTTTATACAAGAATGGATAGTCTAGTGAAACGCATCTATTTTGCAAATATTCTTTTGCAAACTCATTTAACTGTTGTGTTTCTGCAGGCAAGTCTCGATCTTCAAACTCAATGTTCTGTAACTTATTAATCACTTCTTGACGTTCGCCTAGTAGGCCTTCTATGCTCTTATGCTTTAAACTTTCAAGATTGATACGCTCAATTTCTTCTGTGGGCACATTCATCCACTCTAGTAACTTACGAGCTTTGAATGTTAAGTTGCGACCTAAAACAAACGAGGCAGTATAGCCACAGTTGAAACAGTGGTAACTCCATGATCCATCTGGGCTAGGTTTAATACCGCCACGCGATCTTTTGTCCTGTGTGTCGCCGCGGTGAACGCAACAAGGTGCGTTGAAGCTTATCCAACCACTTGCTGTTTGTTTTCGTTTGCCGGGTAAAAAAGAAACCACATCAATCATACTACTATTATAGCAGATTCATCCATGCGCCGCAAGAGAGTTTGGTGTTATCTATAAAGAAGGTCGACCACATAACCTGTGCTGATTATAAGTGCAGCGCCTGTTTGATTAGGATTATTTGGGTAAATGCCTGCGCCCATGCCTGCGTTAGGCAAATACCAATAACCCGAACCACCATTGGTCACTGTGACGCCGGTAACTATGCCGTCTGACACTGTGGCCACTGCCGTGGCGCCAGCACCATCGCCAATAAAGTTAATGTGTGGCGGCGCCAAATACCCACTGCCACCATTGGTAATAGTAACGCTGGTTACTACACCATCTTCGGTGGTTGCATATCCAATTGCTGGAGTGCCAGGCTGTGTTGGAACGGCAAATATGCTGTTGTTGAAACACACCCGCAGTAGAGGATGCCAGCCCACAATGTTCATGTAGATAGTGCGAGTTTCATTATAATAAGTGGTTGATTCAGTTACATTATAAAAAATGCTCTGATAGTTCTCTGCTGCTTGTGCTTTGATTGTTCCTGTGTATCCTACCAAGGTCATTTGTATAGTTGTGACAGCGTTAGTGGGCTCAATAAAACTACTGTAAAATTCTGTGTTGGCAAAACTATTCCAGTAGTTGCCACCATTGGGATTGCCCATCCAATAAGTGCCAGGACTATAACTTCCCCAAGCTGTACCATCCAGACTACCTTGAGCACTTAATTTAAGAGTAGGTATTGTCAACGGAGCACTGGGCACATGTTGTGGTAATATGCTGTCTACAATGGCAGCAGGTGCTCGTGCGCCGGCCTGTGCATTGGTAAACACAGCTTCTGTCAAATTGCCACTGGTGCGTTGAATGCTGTAGCTGGCAGGTTGCGCCAATACTTCCAATAGATCTGCACTGGTCAACGTAACTTTTGCGCGACCTGTAGCAGCATTGAGCACAACCATGGGTTTTTCAACCAAGATCCGATCACCGTCGGTGCTGATAGCACGGAACAGGAAGCTACTTCCTGTAATGTTGACAGGTTTTTCCTGCTGGTTGATGAACTCAAACAACAGCACATTGTCAACGCCTTTGTTTATGGTTAGTTGTTTTGCATACACGGGATCGTACCTATAGATAAAAGTTTCGCCTGCACCTGTGTCCATGAGTAACACTTGAGTAATTTGCTGATAGATATAGGCTTGGGTGGAATACATACAATATATTTAGCGCCTTTGCTAGACCTGATCAAAATGGTCTGGTAAATATCCGTAGACATGACAAACGATTTCTTTAAAAAATTAGCTGAAAAATACCCATTTATCACCCTGTGTGTCTATGCCTCAACGGAATACGTGGGCATTATACAGAATCAAGATGATGCAATAACTACAATTTATGATTTTGGTGCCATATCAGACGTTGAATTAAAACGTCACTTTTTAGAATTGGCCAATGTTTGGTGGTGGGAAAGCAATCGTAGTATTCCTATCAACATATTCCTCAAAGGTGATTGGGACGTATTCAGGCCCTATCTTAAAACGTTTACCAATAAAGATTTAGAAGTATTGCACGGACCTATTTGCAGTCTGTCAGAAATGAGCCGTAAAAAAAGCAAACGCAAATCAATTACGTTGGTTCGCCGAGTCGATTAATAAAGTAATCTGCTATTCGTTGCATGCCGGCTTGGTCCGGATGCCGACCAGGTGTTCCAGCTGTTGACAATATATTAAAAGTTTCTAAATTTAACACACTAGAATCAGTCAAAAGATAGTGATAAAACGGATCGCTACTGAATCGTTCAAGGGCAAAACTTGGGCCAGCATAAATTAAATACCGAATGTTGTTGGTTTTAAAAAAGGATGCTAGTCCCACAGTCCAATGCAACAAGTTTGAATTAACAGCTTCGGCTTTTTGTGCCAGCACAGTTTGTTTGGCATAATCTTTGATATTAGTTGGCCATGTATTGACATCTTCTGCACGGACTGATTCAAAATAATCGTTTACCCGAGGATCGACACTTAAATTATCATGGTCTAAATTGTATTTCCATGCATTTTCAATGCTAGGTGTGCCGGAAAATTCAAATCTATCTTGATGGGTCAATTGCACCAAGGCCACAATTGGTTCTCTAGATGCCAGGAGACGTATACAATCTCGCATGGCTCGGCGAATGATTATGCTGTTACAAAATCCTGGAACAGACTTGTCTTCAACTTGCCAATTGAAATGTTTGCCAATCAAATGAGGGTAACGAAATTCTCTTTCTACATCGTTGTTAGCGGTATAGCTACAACCATTGGTATATAAAATTGTCATTGGTTTAATAAATTCATATGTAGTGCTACTAATGCTGCATAGCCTATAGCATGTGCATGTTTGAACACAAATCCGCGACTATCATCACCATCCCAAACCGACTCAAACACTTCAGTCCAAGTCCGATTTTGTAAATGTGCTTTGCCGGGACGAATAATACTGATAAATGCAGCCATTCTAGGAATTGAATCCGGACGCATTGACTTTAGTAAATCTGTGTAGTTTCCTACGTGAACAAGTTGTTGGGTCCATTCTGAATCAGTCCATAAACGTTCCCACGGTGGTTCTTTTGCCAACATTGTTTGATACTGTTCTGGACTTTTAACCAATTGATATACTGACATGTTTAATAGATCAATTTTAAAATAACCCAACTGCTCAGCAGTTTCATAATCAATTGCCGCACAGGCATTAACAGGATCATACGGAATGTCTGTTACATATACACCTGAATTGTGTCGACGCACTTGTCCTTGATGCAATTGACGTGCCGGTGTAGCACGAATCAACTTTAGCAGTTGATCCCTGTCAGCCAAGTCAATGTCAATGTCTGCGCTCATTACCAACCTGCTTTTGTTAATATATCTCTAGCATACTCTTGATCTGCTGGATAATCTTGAAACTTCTTCATCCAAAAGTCTGCGTCAATATAGGGCCACACCATGGCAATCTGTGTGGCATCCAGTTCGGCCAAAAACTTCTGTCCAGATTCACTGTTGTAAATGATCCAAGGACTAATGCGACCCGCAGTCACAGCATACACCATGGCATTGGTGTTGCCGTAGCGTAGGCAATCCTCTGCCGGGTGCCCTGACTTTTCAGCCCAATCAATGCCAAACTCCATAGCTCGGGCTAGTGCATCATTTATATTTTCCACACGCAGGTAGTCAGTTAGATATTCTGTATACACAGTATCCTTGCACCAGTGATCAATTTTTTTATTTTGTTTCAATACCCATTCAGTGAAACGTGCTGGGTTGATAGCCTTCACACTGACACAATAACGTCCAAACTTTACAAAGGCCTTGTAATAAGGGCTGTCAGCAAAGTCATCAAATGTTTTCAGCTTGGCACTGCCCTGTGTAAGTTCATAAAACTTAATGTATGAATGGAAGCCAAGACGCACACCTGCTTCATCTCGTTCCATGCGGCGACGTCGCGGCTCGCATGAATGCACCGCAAGACTGGACTCTTTCATAAAGTCTTTTTTACAATACTGACAGGTATACTTCATTTCTTTGCGTCTTGCCCAGCGGCTCGTAAATATTCATCAATGTCTCGTTTGGAATTGATCTCAGCCATCAATTCTAACTCGTCATCTTTAAGGTGTGGATACAGTTCGGCCAATTGCTTGCGAATGCTACCAGCACCGGGTTCTTTTTTCTTAGGAGCGATCCATTGATGACGCTGTGTGCCCAATCCTGGGCTCACAGTAGTAGCACACAACCATTGCAGTTTTGGATGCCGATTAATATTAAAGAACTGTTTGTTGAGTCGTTCGTTGGTTGAGATCAAATAGAATTCTTGCAGATCTCTTGAACCTTGCACACTTGAACCATATCTGATCATTAAGAAGTTGCTGAACTTTTTGCGTTCTTCTGGTGTCAACTTATCATAAAATGTTCGATCCTTGCGATCGAACACCGACATTTCATTGTTGATACTAAGTTTATCGCTCATTGGTCTTGATCAATTGATATATCATTATAACACGTTCCAGGGCTTCTTGTAAAGTAAGATTAGTTTTGGCCATTCTGCGGATTTCTCCCCACATTTGATCTTCCATAATGTGATCGCGTAAAGGTCTACTATCACTTGTCCTTGGATCTACATAATTGATTGCCATTACCAAGCCAAATTATAGTTTACCACTTCACAATTGCGACTGATGTCTTTGACAAAATACACACACTCGGGTTCATCGCCTTCGCTGATTGGTACACACAACATTTGACCATTTTTTAACTTAGGAGCATACCACGACACTTCTTGATAGATGTCAATGATTTCGATATCCGGAAAGCTGGGTCTGAAACTGCTGAGTGGATTGAATTGAAATGCCTTGAACCCACGATCATTAATACTGGTCAATGGCAACACTTCAAGATCCCCAATGTCGGGTTCGCCGATTAGAATTTGCCAGTCAACTGGCATGCGAATTCTGTATTGACCTATTCGTAGCACCAGGGCAGGTGCTGTAAAACTTTCTAAAAAGATTAGTGGAATATAGTGATAGTCCGGATCCTTGGGATCACTATTGTCAAAGATAGCAAAACGCATGTCATCTACTTCTTCTGGAAGATGATCTAGATCAAATGGTTCATTGTCAAGTGTTAGTATTCTCATAATTGTATTATAACATAGTTTACTAC